GCCAGAAAGAGTCGTAGTTGCCTGAATCTGAACGCTTCCGTCTTTCACTGTCGGGTCGCTGATTTGGAGTCTTCCGCCAGAAACGCCAGTTCCGGAAATCGTCAGCGTTCCTCCCGAAATGTTTCCGCTTACCGTGATTCCTCCGTTCGCACTGAGAAGCCCTCCGATAATCGCGGTTCCGCTAGTGGACAGCGTTCCTCCAGAGATTGAAGCGCCCGAAATATTCCCAATGCTACTGATTCCGCCGTTTGCAGTAAGAAGTCCCGTCATAGTTGAAGCGTTTTGAACCGTCAGACCCGATAGAGTTGTCGCCCCCGAAACGTTCAATGCGCCGGATACTGTGATTCCTGCATTCGCAGTAAGAAGCCCTCCGATATTTACAGTTCCGCTAGTGGTGAGAGTCCCTCCAGATATGTTTCCAGTTACAATTACACCGTTGTTTGCGTTGACCAACGCCGAGAAATTTGCACCAGACGCGTTCAGAGTTCCGCTAGAAGTTAAGGTCTGTCCTATAGGAACTGTCAGCCCACCGTTAGCAGTCGCTAGTCCAGAAAATGTTGATGTGTTTTGGACATTCAGAACATTCAAAGCAGAAACTCCCGAGACGTTCAAACTGCCTCCACTCGTTATAGTGACAGGTCTAATGATGGTTACACCACTACTATCAACTGTCAATACATCGCCGTTGATGTTCTTAAGCTTAACATTTGTGTTTGTAGCGGAAAACAACGGTAGATCCGAACCTACGTATGGAAGGTCTTTGAACAATGAACTACTTAGATTACCGGCACTGTTCCCGATCTTTAATCTTACTCCGGTACCACCGATAAATTCTACGCCAGGTTCGCCTTGTCTTAAAAAGGCGCTTCCGGAAACGCTCGCCCAATTTCCAGTGGTGTCTTGGCGAAGCCGAATATTCGCATTCGCATTCGACATTTGTGTGTGCTGCTTATTTTTTAAATCAAAAATATTGCTTTCGTTTTACCACACTTTCTTCTACTCAGACACCCAGAAACTTGAGCCTCGCCGTCCGCAATTCCTCTACAGTCTTCGGCTTTTCCGTGGTGACGACGGAGATAGTTTGCCCCACTAGGTTGCACATGGATACCCACTGGTCGCTGGTCATTGTCTGGAGCTTCTTTAGACCGATAGAAACATCTTTTTGAGTTTTTTTGCCTTGGTGCCGCACATAAGAACAATTGGTCATTACAATGTATTTCTCCCACGGACCCGTGCGGAGACAGAGTGCGTAGAAAGTGGAGAGCGCCTTCCATGTGACCATATTGATTTTTGAGCTTACGTGTTTTTTGTATTTGCACTGAACTGCAGAATACTTACCTGCCTTTTCCACGATGATATCAATCCCGAAATCCTGACGCTTCATTCCCATCTTCTCAAGTATTTCAGGCGGAACATCTTCTAGTCTCCATGCGTTGTCGTACCCGCCAACGTTGCGCAAATAGAGAACGCAGAAGTCTTCAAATATGTCGCCGCGAACCTTCTTGTTGTCGCGAGTCCTCATGTCTGTCAGCGAATGCGCAGGTTCGTTGTAGAACTTCTGACATTCCGCCTCAAACGCATCCCACAAATTCGGCGGAGATTTCAGGAAGATTGCGTGAAGAAGCTTCTCCATTTTGAATACATCATTCACAAGCCAAAGCTTATCAAGTCCGTTTTCGACGAATCATATTGGGCGTCATTTGAGACCAATATGGTTCCTATACGGGGAATCGAACCCCGACTTCTTGGGTGAAAGCCAAGTATCCTAGCCGTTAGACAATATAGGATGGTGCGTCCAACGGGAATCGAACCCGTGTTACAACCTTGGAAGAGTTGCATTCTACCACTGAACTATAGACGCTTTGTTAAAACATAAAAGAACAGAACCGCCGTTGTTCCTATTGATATTACTAGAGCCCATTCAAATACGAATAGGATTTGGTCATCTAGGCCCATTTATTTGTCCACCACCTGTTTTATTAAAAACAGGAAACTTACGCCGTCGCGGGGGCGGCGGGCTTGAGGAAGTGAACCTTCAGGAACGTCTGGAGATTCAGGTAAGTCACCTCCTGCTTGTCGGTGACGCGCAGCAGCTTGGAGAGCTTGGCGTCAGGCACAATGCGGCGCTTGAAAGAGGGGTCAAAGCAGCTGTTGGCCTTCACGTAAGAGGCCACGAACTTGGTGACATCCGTCTGGCTGCGCTCAGACTTGGCGGGCAGACCCATGAAACTGGCCAGCTCGTCGGAGATGGGGCGGAGCTTCAGGAACGCGTTGTTGGCGCGGCGGGCATCGTAAGTCGCACGCTCCTCCGTGCTCATCGTGGAAGGGTCGCGACGAACACGGCGCTTGGACTCGCGGGACTCACGCTTGATGGCCTTGGCTGCGTCGGTCGCCTCGCGGATCAGCTCACGAATGCGGGTGCTGACCTCGGTGCTCAGGGAACGAAGGCGGTCCTGCACGGAGGTGAGGAGGGCATCGGCAGAGCGGGTCTCGGCTGGCAGAGGAGTAGCGGCGGCGGTGGTGGCCGTGGAAGCAGGCGTAGAGGCAACGACGGGCGCAGGGGCAGGCGCAGGGACAACGGGGACGACGACAGCGGAGGCGGCGGCGGGGGTCTTGGCGGCGGACTTCTTGGTAGCGGCGGGCATGTTTGTAGTATTGGAGGAGTTAGTGCGGGGCATTTCTAACGCAGGTTATACTCTCTATCCTCCTGACCTGTTTAAATCATAAGCGGTGGAGGGCACTCATAACTATGAAACAAAAATGGTATGGATTCGCCAAGTCGTGTAAAATAGCAGTGATATTGGAGGCAACACACATTTGTACATGTTCGTAATCTACAGTAGAGATTCTATCTCGCATTCGCCTCAGTAATGTAACATATCTAAGTAAAAATGGAGGATGATCGTTTGCAATCGCAATCATATCGCGAACAATATAGCTCAAGAAAACTTGATATTCAGACTTTGTGAATCTAGAAAACAAAGACGGATTCACATCTTCAAATCCATTCTCATGAAGAACCTGACACGTTCTCAGCCAATAAAGATCTATGATTTCGTAGAAAGTCCGCTTCGGAACAGAGAAGAGGACTGGCAAGTTGTGCCGCATTCTGTAGACGTATACCGTCCTCAGTCTTCGCCGAGTTTCAATGGATAGAGGTTGACGAGTATAGGGATTTGTAGGAGTCAAAGACGAACTGAGACACGAGAGTATGCTCTTGACGTCAAACCACCACACCTTTCCACCTTCCTCGAACGCGAAGTATTCAAAAGGATGCTGAGAACTTTTTGGTTCTGCAGATACTAACTCTTCTTCGTTGTGGCATATGGATCGTTTCAATACACCTGGACCTGCGTGTTTGAGACGTATCCGAACAGCATGACCTCTCCACATTCTAGATAAAAGAGTGGCTTTCGCGTCCAAGTTGTTGACAATATGCCACAGCCTCGGCGTTTTGGATTTAATATGGTGTCCGCACATAGTGAGCCCATTGATGCTTTTGCTCTTACACCTTTCGTTGCTCGTCTTATTTTTACACGATAAACACGTGTTCATTTATAAAAAGTGGAATTCTTCGTTGAAAACGGATTTACATCGTTCAGGATACTACAAGACACATACAACAAGATGAGTACCAACGCAATCGTGAACGTTCGCAACATTGATACTAGCCGCGTGAGTTTCGTTATCGGACAGGCAAAGAATGGTCGTAATCCGCCAGTAAGCATCAAGTACGATGGTCAGAACCTACAGCTGCGTCTTCCTCGCATGGCATTCCCCGGCGGAGTTCTTCAGCGCGAGGCAGAGGGTGGAAACACTTCTTACACTCTCATTGGGTCCATGAAGGGCTGCGATCCTTACGGCAAGGACCGTGCGCCGGATACAGATGATACCACGAAGCTCTACAACTTCCTGCTGGATATGGAGGAGAAGATCATTTCGTCAGCAGTTGAGAACAGCGTAAAGTGGTTCGGCAAGAAGCGCTCTGAGGAGGCGATTCGCGACGGTTTCAAGAAGCTGATGCGTCTCTCTGTGGACAAGGTGGATGGCGAGTACATTCCCAACGGGAAGTATCCTCCCAGCCTTACCATCAAGGTTCCTGTTTACGACAACCGGGTCAATGTGGATATCATTGATTCAAAGGGGAACCCAGTCTATGTGTCTCCTACCTCTCTGAATTCCGTATTCCCCAAGGGAGTGGATTCAAACCTCGTAGTCAGTGGATCCATCTACATTATTGCAGGAGGCGGGTTTGGAGTCACTTGGCGTATGACGTATGCGCAGGTGTTTCCCCAGTCCCGCATGAATGCCCGTAGTGTCTTCATGCCAGACGAGGAGGAGGGAGAGGATGTGGAGGAGGCTTCTCCGGTGATTCCAGATGCTCCTCAGAACTCGGTGACTGAGGAGATGACTGAGGAGACACCTGCTCCTGCTCCTGCTCCGGCTTCTGCGGCACCTGCTCGCCGCCGTCGTGCTGCAGGCGCAGTGTAGACCAAATAGATGAATTGGGAGGGGGGTGATACATAACAAACGAATCGTCTAAAAATACGTAAAACTTTCCATTAAAAGAGATCTTTTTCACTGCAGAGCAACTGCTCGGCGCTGAAAGAGTTCGTTTTTGACACGACGAACATTCGTAGAACTCGGTAATCGGGTTTGCGAGCATCTGAGGCAAAATGATTCGGGTGTCTCCGTTCAGAGACATCTCCACAATATTGTTGAAGTCGTTTTCCAAGCAATCCTGGTAAGCCTCGTTGGAAAGTCGTGACCATATCGTGCTACTCGTGGTAGTCCAGCCTGGTTCCTGCAAGTAAGTGGCGTAAGGGTTGTCGTAGAACCATAAGCACTCGTGTATCGTTCGGTCGTGCGATTCATGTTCAATGAGCCCCACACGCTTCAAAGAATCGTCGTATAACCAATGAACGTCCAAATTGTATGAAGTGAACCTCGGGTCTATGGAGCCCTGATACACATCACGGCCTTCAATAGTAATCAGGTCTGCGTCAATATCCTCGTCGTGCTCCACAATGTCGCGGCTTGTGTCTGAATACAAAAGATCCTTTCGAAGTTGCGAAAGCATTTTATGTATTGTGAAGAGGTTCTGAGAGTAGAGGATACGCACGCTCAATTAAACTTATAAACGATATTCACGTCGTGTCTCTTCAGAGTGTTTGTCGCAGAGCGAGAGAGTTCGTGGCGCTTTCTAGGCGAATCCTCTTCCCTTTCTTCGTGAATACGAGTTTCCATGTCTGCATGGATCTCGTCGTGATGAGCTTCAAGATACTTAAGGACCTCATCGGTGAGCGCCCATTCAAAGAAGTTCAGTTGACCAACCGTAGTGTCAATGTCGTGGAACTTGATGCGCTTCCATCTGCAGAAAGGATCAAACCGCTTCTTACTGTACGCCTTGAGATGCGACTTGTAAGAGAGATAGACAACGACGTGCTTCCCGGATTCCGTGAGATACGACACGTTGTATTTCTTTGAGTAATTCGTCACGAACCAGTCTATGAGACGAAGAGAAAGACCAGACTCTCCGCGAATGATTTTTCCGATGCGTTCCAAATTGTCGGAAGAAGCGTAGAACTTTTCTAGACGGTACAGAACCCATTCCTCCTGAGACCGTATTTCCATTTGAAGTTCCAAAGATTCTTGCCTTAAAACGAATTACAACGTGGCGGCATATAAAGAGCAAGATGGATATCAAGGAGAAGGTCAGCGCCCTTATTGCTACGTATGGACAGAACGATCAGCGGACGGACGCATGGCATCTGAAACGTGGCGAAATGCTTACTGCTTCAGAAATTTACAAGACAGTGGCTGGTGCGAGTCAAGCAGCACGACGGGAACTGATGCTGTCAAAGTTGCTGCCAAGAGACTCTGGGAATGGCGGAGGGGCACGATCGCTCATGTGGGGAACTCAATTTGAGCCCATTGCAAAGCAGATTTACGAAAATATGTTTGGAGTAAAGATCGTGGATACCACGTGTATCCCGCACGCAGAGCATTCGTTTCTGGGTGCGTCGCCCGACGGTATTCAGACCGACAATGAAGAGAGATTCGGGCGTTTGCTTGAGATCAAGTGTCCTATTTCACGGGACTTTGACGAGACCACGCCTGTTCCGAGCATGTACGTCCATCAAATGCAGCTTCAAATGGCCTGCGCAGGATTGGATGCGTGCGACTACGCAGAATTCAAGTTCAAGGTCGTGAATTATTCTGAGTGGGTTGATACCGCCACACAGCATAAGTCTGCGTTTCTTTCTATGAATGACGGATCGTTTGTATATTGCGATAGTCCAGACGCCAAAGTCATAGTGGAATGGAAGAAGGAAACACTCAAGAAACTGGGGTGCGAAGACCCGGAGTCCTATCAGCTTGTGTGGTGGGTTCTCTTAAAGACGCGATTTCATTCGGTGGACAGAGACCCGGAATGGCTTAGCAACAACCTTGCTGCATTTGAGCAAACGTGGACCGAAGTCGTGGAGCACCGCAAGAACGGAACGATGCCGGAACCTCTCAAGGAAAAACCGACTACTCTCACGCTTTAATACATCCACAATCCAGAGGCGTTTCGAGCGATTGCTACAATAGGCGATTGATACTGGACAACTGTTCCGTTAATGGTTTGCCCAGGTAGGTTTCTGAATCCAGTATTACTTAATACTCCGCTTATGGTGGTTGAGTTTGTTCCAATATTTTTCATCAAGACCCATTCGCCAGAAGCGAGAGTGGAAGGGGTTAAATCCACAACAGTTCCAGAAATAGATGGATTCAATAAGATTGTTCTAAACCGAGATGCGCCAGAAATGTTGAGTGATCCGCTTGCGTTGATCGCCACTGTGTTTATGGGAGCACCCTTTGGACCTGTTGCTCCAGTTGCTCCCATTGATCCGGCTGGTCCAGTTGGACCACTAGGTCCTTGGTCACTTCCGGTTGGACCCGTGGGGCCAGAGGATCCGATTGAAGAAGGTCCAGTAGGTCCAGTAGGGCCCGTTGACCCGTCGGCGCCCTTGGGTCCTTGACACCTCAAAGCTGTGTTCAGTCTAGTCCATTGACTTGCAGTCAACATCCGTTCTTATATCTGTTCTAATAAAGATTCAAAGTCGTTCCGTCCCAATACACATAGATGAGATTTGTAGGGTTCGTCTCTGTTGCCACAGGTAAAGTGCCGAGTATGCGAACAGTATCTGATACACTA